CGATAGTTTCCGGGAGGACGTTTGCGTTTTTAAACGCAAGATTGGAATACCCAGCTTCCTTGGCGGTAACCACCCGATACGCACCTGTGGCGTCCTAGAATGCTGTTGTGTCGTTCTTTGGACGTTCCATAGGTGGCAGTGGTAGGGTGGCTCAACGCCAAGGGCGAGCATGGTTGCTAAGAGACTTGGATCCCAGTGCCGGTTGGGCGGCGCTGGGGGATACGGGACTGGTCGAACTTGCAGTACCGCCCGAAAGAGTTGATCTAGGCAAGCGATTGGCACTCGCGGCTCATTTAGTTGGAGGTGGAGGCGCGCCACCCCACTAGAGTACTAGGATCCTCGGGATTTCTCCCAGGGGGGAGGTGAGGTTGGGGGCAGGGGAGCAGGTATGGTCATTACGGTCTATCCCAATAGGGGCCCTTAGCCGGGTCTCGCACAACGGACTTTGAACCACCACCCAGGGCGGTGTTAATCTCTACGTTCGGATTGGACATTATTTAGATCGAAAAGACAAACAGGGACACATAGGGTGTGAAAAGGTTCCAAGAGATGCGGGGGCTAGGGAGCTACAGGTGGCGTCATGACATGCGTGTCACAAGAGGGAAGTGCTGCGGCCACCCCGCAAGGGTGCGACTCGTAAGCCTAAAAGCCAGGGAACTAAACGCAGGACCCTGGGATAGCCTTCTGGACGACTTTAGCCACTGTACCGCCCGAACCGCCGCGGAGCCGAAGTAACTGCCACCGTTTTCTCGGCCTACCCTCAAATACACATGACTACAACAAAAACCCTAACGCCATGCCCCTTGGAGAAGGCCTTCGGCGCAGCTTGCTGCGTCTGGGACACCCTCCTCTGGGTCTGGCTCCAAATTTTGATGGTCTTGCTAACTGTTGGGGGCATGGTCTTCTTGTACGCGGCGATGGCGTTGTTCGCTGCCGTGCATGTGCATGGAATTGAGGCGTGTCAGCTCTTCCTTCTGGGAGTCCTGATACTTGCCAATGTGCTTGTTTTTCTTACCACCTTCTTCAATGTGCTTGCCCAGAGCACTCCCCAACACTTCCCTTTTTCGATTGGCCGTGTCCGAGCGCGCGGCGGCAAGAGAAAGCTAAGAGGCGCATCCTGGGCCAACGTCACCCGACAAAGGCGACGAGGGGTCTTGTGCGTTTCTGAGTTCGTGGCCGACTTAACGAAGGAAGGAGTGGAACCAAACCCTGGGCCCACTCAAACAGGCTCGCTAGAGGTAGCCACCTTTGGCCAGTCCTGGATCCAACGTTTCTTTTCTCAACTCGCAGCACTGGCACCAACTAGTGTTGCGGAAGCCGTGCCCCAACAACTCAAGCCGCTAGAATACTACGTGGTTGGCCTTTACCAGCGATGGTGTCAGACCAACCCAGACATGACGGACAAGCTGATCTCCCCCTTTGCGTGGTTGGTTTCGCGCGTGAGCGGTGACAGACGAGAGATACACAAGGCAACATGGGGGGGGACTACCAAACACGTTTTTCGGGTCGTCAGTGCGATGGTTCGAGCCTCGCGACCTTGGCGTTTTGCACGGTTTTTTGTTCACCCATTGGGTTTTCGTTCTTTTTACAGGAAGGCAGGTTGGGCGGCGTTTGCTGCATTTTTGTGCAGTTTGGTCGCTTACAACTTGATCACCTGGTCCTGGGGTCTTCATCCATTCAGGACGGTGCTTTTGGACTGGTTGCGCACTTGGAGTCACCCGGGGTCGTATGACAGAAGGTGGTTCGTCACTGAATCGTTGCGTTGGGCCCGCCGCGTCGGGCTCACCAACTTGGTTCCTAGGTACGAGAGCCACATGATCGACCTCGCGAGTGCTCCTGCGATGAACAGCCTAGTCCCACTGGCTTTCCCCGGGAGGTTGTTGGCCGGTGACCCGGTCATTCCTCTGTATTTCGGGGGAAACACCCATACCACCACCAAGCGGCGCCTGCGCGGCGCCCTGGCGGAAGTCGGGCGCGTGAGTAGATTGGCCGGGGTGCCCTTGTTCCCACATCTGGGGCACACCTGCATCGAAACGGACGTGGATTTGCTAGCACCAGAACTTGGGTTTCTCTCCCTGTTGAGCGACTATAGCGACGAGGCATTCGGCACCCTTTGGCGGCATGAATTTCACATTTCGCAGCCATCTGGCGTCTATTGCCGGTCAGCAGTCATCCAGGGAGGAGTAGCACTTCCTTTCGTCCGCATCAACCGCGCTCCGGTGACAGGGCAGCCTGACGTAGACCAGGGCCTCCATGTTTTGCAAGCCTCTGGCCTGCACAACACCGAGGTCAGGGTTGAAAAAGACTTTGCCTATCACAACTGGAAGGGTGTGTGGCACCAAGAGATCTTGTACTTGACTGTTGGGTCTTTTTCGAAGCCCACTTTCACTATAGATGTTCGAGGTGTGCCAGTGGCGGTCCCCAGCCTGCCCGTGGTCGGGTCTGGGGTTTCAAACTGCAAAGCCAATTTCATGCCAAACAACACTACCGGGTGCTACCCATACGAGGGCAACGCTCCATTCAACGTTGACCTTCCTGCGCCGGAGAATGTTGTTGGCCTGATGGCCTCGTTCGCCCAGGGAGTCCTTGCACCGAACGACTTTGGAGTTCTCCAACTCACGGAATCTGGAGAATCCAGGTTGATGCAGCGCGCTCGCTCACTGTGTGACACTTACTACTCTGCACTACCTGCTCCTGCTGGAACTAATTACCGAGCTCAAGCAGAACAGGTGGTGGAGTGTGTGGTGCGCACCGCAGTGTGGAGAGCCAGCATCATCGTGCACACCAAGAAACCCTGGTACTTGACTGCCGGGGTGATGTTGGTGAAAAAGTGACTTTTTGGGCGGGCGAGGATGGGGATTCCCTACATACGGGACATACTGGGGGGTTTGAATTCGTGTGAGTTGCGTGATCACCTCACCATGTTTGACGACGGAACACAATACATACCAACGTATCCCGAGATCCTGCCCGTGCCCTTTCAGAACCGAGCATTCGAGTCTTCGAACAATGTTTTTCACTTACCAACAGCGAGAGACACAGTCAGGACTAATTGCCCACACTGTAACACACAACAGTACCTCACTTTGTTTGTAGGTCCGTTCGTCATCAACGCGTGTTTCTTTTGCCAGCGCAAGCTCGGGCTCCCATTCGGCTTACACCCAACGGCTACTGTGAAAGTGCCGAAAGTCGTGCGAGAGCCCAAGCTTGATTCCAAGGGTGTTCAACACCTAGTGATGCCAGCCACTTCGCACTTGGTTTGCAGTGCCGAAAACAGTTTGGCCAATGATGTGGCCGCTTCCACTTGCAGGACCTGCAAAGACACGCCACCAATCCACAAACCGGCGTTTGCAGCAGTTTTTGCCTCCTTGGGCACTTTCTACCAGAAGGTGTTCAAGTTTGATGAGTGGGAGCCCCTGGAATTCGGGACTGTGGAGGAGTGGCTGGAGACGAGCAACATCTCTCCCAGCAACAAGAAAGAAATTGTGAAGGAGTGTAACGACTTCTTCGGAACTGCTGGTAGAGAGTTGGACATGGGGCGGAGGGAGTGGTACCAGACTGGAGCAGGGAGGAGGATGATGATCTTGGAACCGGGAGGAATCATGGCGCTGATATCGAAGTGCTTTGTCAAAAAAGACAAAGACAGTCCCGGCTTTAGAGCTAGGACCATTTGCACCATGACACCCCTGGTGACAGCCATAACTGGCGTGGTTTTGAGCAAGTACCAGAAGGCATTTGAACACCACGTCAACCACAAGATCCTCTTTGCGGCCGGAGCAACACCCGCCACTTTGCGAAGATGGTGGGACCTGAGGGCTCGCGGTGGAAGGACGTACGCCACGGACTGCACGAACTGGGACTCTCTGATGAAGGACGAGAACGTCGACCTCATCATGAGTGTCTATGCGGAAGTCCGAAGGCGCTTTCCCTCCCTCGACAACGATCTTTTCTGGTGGGTCTTGAGACACCAGAAAAGGACGATGCGGGGTAGAACTGCGAACGGGGCTGCCTGGGCAATTCCGGACACCATGAAGTCAGGTTCCTACGACACTTGCTTGGCTAACAGTGTCGTGAACATGATCTTGCATATCTGCGGTATTGCCACTGCTTGTGGCATTACCGTTGAGCAGCTGCTGGAGTCTGACTTCATCTTGACGGTGTTGGGAGATGACATACTGTTCAACCTCCCACCGGAACTCAAGGATAGGTTTGATGAGGCCCTCTTCCTTCAGACAATGAGGGATTTTGGCCTTGACATCAAGTTTGAGACGGACCCTGCCAAAAGCAAGATCTTTCTCAACATGACGCCTATGCCCGCAGTGACACCCTGTGCGAAGCCAAGCCCGACAACGGTGGATTGCACCGATGGACCAGTCAACCTGGTGGCCAGACCAACTGCTTTCAAAGTTCGAGAAGGCAGCGGCATCCCCCCGAGTGCGCGGGAGCAGAAAGTCTTTGTCTTGGCGCCCAAGTGCGCCGGCAAGACTACGATTGTTCGAGGGTTGAAGAAACTCGGCTTGGGAGCCGCGTACGACCCTGATGACTATCTCGACAAAAGAACTGGCTTGTCCGCTGCGGCCCAGTACCACAAGTACAGGACCATGGCGGGAAAGGCCAAAAACGGCATTTTCTTTTTCCATTCCGTCAAACACATGCCCAATGGAAAGAAATACTGCTGCATTCCTCCTGAGGATGTTGTCCGAGATCGCGCTAAAAAGCGCGATGGAGTCACCGAATCGTCTCTCGCGAACTACAAGACTGCGGAGGACGAAGCTAGGAGGTTCAAGCTTACTCGCATCCACCACAGCGATTTGCTCAACTTCTGTGCAGTTGCTTTGTCTTACACTACACCAGTCCTCTGCAAGACACCCCAGTTCACTGAGCAATCACCCACGGAGGCTCTGGAGATTGACGTCTTC